GCTTCTATTGAACCTGTTGCTGACGTTGGTGGACGTGTTATTGGTTTGTCCACCGCTAATGGTTCGGGTAACTTTTTTCATAATCTTTGGGTTGGTTCACAAACTGGTAGCAACCAGTTTGTTGGAATCTTCTTTCCTTGGAACTCTGACGGTGAACGTGGCGACGACTGGTACGAAGCGAAATCCAAGAACATGCAACCTTGGCAGTTGCATCAGGAGTATCCACGTTTCCCTGAGGAAGCGTTCATTAAGTCAGGTAACCCTGTTTTTGATATTGACATGCTGGATAGTATGAGTACGGTTGAGGCTATGGCGACATACATTTTTATGTCGCCTGATGGTATTGAAATTGAATATGGTGAGGATGGTCCGTTTCATGTTTGGTATGAACCTGAACCTGATGGGGTTTATGTCGTGGGTGCGGACGTTGCGGAAGGTTTGTCGTATGGTGACTACAGTTCTGCTCACGTCATTGACGCTAGGGATGGCATTGTTGTTGCTCATTGGCATGGTCATATTGAACCCGATATGTTCGGTGAAACACTTTCGCATATTGGTGAATGGTATAATAAAGCGTTAATCGGAGTGGAAAATAACAATCACGGTTTAACCACCCTTAAGGCTTTGCAACGTACGGGTTACAGGAATATATATAAGCAACGCAGGTTAGGTTTGGCTCGTCCTGAGGCTACTGAAACTTTGGGTTGGCGCACAACGGTTTCTAGTAAACCGTTGGCGATTGACGAGTTGTCTGCTGGGTTGCGTGATGAAGCGATTATAGTGTTGTGTGCGAGGACAATAGCCGAGTTACGTACCTATGTGCGCAAGGAGAATGGCAAGATGGCTGGTTCTCCTCATGACGACAGGACAATGTCGTTGGCTATTGCAGTTCAGATGATTAAATATGTGTGGTTACCACAGTACCGTAGTGACACTACGGTACCAACTAACAGCCTTTTGTGGTGGGAGCAGCACATTATGCACGATGTCGGGGACAATCGGGTGCCATTAGGGGCACATAATGTCCGTTCAGGGAACAACCGTACATAGTTATGAGTTATTCTTGCACACAATGTGACACTTATGTCAATGATACGGTACAAAGGCGTGGACCAATATGTTTCAAATGCCATATACGTACCATTAACCTAGGGTTTACGTATGGTAAAGAGCAGTTTCATGGTCCTACTATTGGTGAACAGCAACGTAAAACTGTCGAGGATGCTAGGATTAATGGTTATAATGCCGAGCCAGTAGGGACTCGTTGGGTATAGTATGTATTGGTTTGTTCCGATTGTGGTTGCTGTAATCACTGGTCCAGTTGTAGTAATCTTACAAAGATTACGTAAAGAAAACACTAGCCAGCATGCAGAATCCAGGGGTTTGTTGGAACACATGGTTGTTAAAGTTGATAACATAAACGATAAATTAGACGGACACATTAGGAGTCATAATGAATAAATTGGTAGAAGAATTTAAACCTATTTTTGAATCATATGTTCGTGCAGCACTTGGTGCTGGACTGGCTGTGTATCTTGCAGGCAATCATGATGTAGGGGCTTTTGTCTCTGCTGCTGCGGCTGCGGTTCTGCCACCGTTGTTGCGTTGGTTGAACCCGAACGATGCAGGGTTTGGTCGCACTAAGTAATGGCACGTAAATCAAGTCAGGACCAACTGAAGGATTATAACCAACGTTTAGAAACGTCTAAACGTTGGCGTAAAGAAGAAGGTTACGACGCTATGTGGCGGCGGTTGGTTGACTTGTATCGTGGTAGACAGTACGACTATTACAGTGAAGAAGATAGACTGCTAGTTAACGTAGTGTTTGCTACCGTTAACGTTATTGCACCTAGCATTTCGGTTAACTATCCTAAGATTACTGTTAACTCTGTTAACCATGAGGATGCTGCTAAGGCTGTTATTGCTGAGGCTGTAGTAAACTATTGGTGGCGGTTCCGTGATATCCGTTCGGAGTTCCGTCGTAGCGTTAAAGACTTCGTCATGTTTGGTCATGGCTGGATGAAAGTTGGATATAGGTTTGTTGAAGAAGAAGCAGTTGGCAACGATGCCGACATCTCTGATGCTGATGCTGAAGGGAATGATGGTACACCCAATACGGTTATTCTTACTGATTCTCCTTTCGCTGAACGTGTTTCGCCTTTTGATATTTTTGTGGACCCTGACGCTACTAGTATGCATGACATTAAGTGGATTGCTCAACGTATTCGCCGTCCATTAAAGGAAGTTAAATCGGACAAACGATATAATCGTTTGGCTCGTGAAGATGCTGCACCTATGACTGTTGGTCGTTACGCTGATGACCCTAGTCGCAAGAAGGTTAACGATAAGACTTACGGGTACGCTGAGATTTGGGAATACTATGATGTGACTAACAAGTCTATGTCAGTGTTTTGTGCTGGTGGAGAACAGTTCCTAGTGAAGCCAATTAAGATGCCGTATTCTTTTGGTCATCCTTTTGTAATGATGCGCAACTATGATGTGCCTGATTACTTCTACCCTATTGGGGACTTGGAACAGATTGAACCAATGCAACGTGAACTTAATGAGACACGTACACAAATGATGAACCATCGTAAACGGTTCGCACGTAAATACTTGTACAAGGAATCTGCGTTTGACCAGTTGGGTCGCACAGCCCTAGAGTCACAAGAAGATAACGTTATGGTTCCCGTTATATCGGATGAACCTTTAACCAGTGTCATTGCCCCGATGCCTGCCGTAATTAACCCTCCTGAGTTTTATAATCAATCAGAGTTAATCACTGGTGACATTGACCGTATCTCAGGAGTTACCGAGTATCAGCGTGGTGGTACCCCTGAAATTAGACGTACTGCTACTGAGGCTAACTTGTTGCAGGACGCTGCTAACGCACGTACTGCAGATAAGTTGGCTACTGTTGAGTTGGCTATTTCTGAGGTGGGACGACGCATGGTTGCGTTGGCTCACCAGTTTATGAGTGGCGAACAGGTTGCCCGTGTCATGGGTAAAGATGGTGAACCATTATGGGTTCAGTATGACCGTGAATATCTTGAAGGTGACTTTGACTTTGAAGTAGTTGGCGGTTCAACACAACCACATAATGAATCTTTCCGTCGCCAGTCGGCACTCCAGTTGGTTGATGCTATGGCACCGTTTGTTCAAACAGGTTTGGTGAACATGAAAGAGTTGGCTAGTTACGTGTTGCAGAATGGTTTTGGGATTAAGAACCCTGAAGTATTCATGGCTGCACCTGAACAGCCTATGGGTCCTGAATCCCCTCAGGGACCCCCACAGGGTCCTCAGGGCGCACCTATGGGTCCTGGTGGTGGAATGCCACCTATGCAGGCTGGTCCACCACCTGACGGTGGTGGTATGCCACCCGAAATGATGGCAGCACTGCAGGGTATGCAGGGACAACCACCAATCTAGGGAACAACGTTTTCTATATATAGAGCAACCATTTTCTACGGACTCTAGGAGAATATAAATATGAGCGACGAAGTCGCAGTATCAGCCGATGTGGAACCCCAAGTTGGGTCAACCGTTAGTCCGTCTGAGGTAAGTCAAACACCTGATGTACCCATGTTATCGGTTCAGGATTATGCGGATTACCGTGTACCTGTAAAGATGGATGGTGAGGAACTTCATGTCCCTTTGACAGAAGCACTTGCTGGTTATCAGCGTCAATCAGATTACACTCGTAAGACTCAGGAATTAAGTCAGCAACGTGAACAATTACAGTTTGCTGCTGCTTTAGAATCTGCCTTGCAACGTGACCCTGAAGCAACGATTGATATGCTAACAAGACATTATGGTATCAGCCGTCAGGCTGCTACCAATATGGTTGAAGAATTTGATGAAGAATCTATGGACCCTAGGGACCTAGAGTTACGTCAACTTAATCAACGTGTCTCTGCCTTTGAGGAATACAAGTCTCAGCAGGAGATTGAACGAGAAGTGTCTCGTTTACAATCTAAGTATCAGGATTTTGACGTTAACGAGGTAGTCACTACTGCTTTACGGCAGAACACTACTGACCTTGAAAGTACCTATAAGCAACTTGCGTTTGACAAAATTATGGCTCGGCAAGAAACTGAACGGTTAGCCAAGGAACGACAGGCTCAGATTGAGGCTGGAGTTGTGCAGGCGAAACGTGAGGCTTCTGTTGTATCAGGTGGCTCTAGTGCTAGTAACACTACTAGTGCGGAACCTAATGCGCCTATAACTAGTTTGCGTGATGCTTGGGCTGCTGCCAAGAACCAATTAAACGCATCACTATAAATTCTAGTTTACCTTAGGAGGTAAATTTAATGTCTAACTCTAACTTTGACGCACTGTTGTCAACTACGCTTGCGAATTATCGTGACCAGTTGACCGACAACGTCTTTACCGCACGTCCACTTACATACTTCTTGCAAGACAAGGGTCGTATCCGCATGCTTAATGGTGGTACGAAAATTGTTGAACCATTGATTTATGGTCAGAACTCTACTGTTGCATCGTACTCAGGTTATGACACTGTGTCGTTGACAGCACAAACAGGTATCACTGCTGCAGAATACGAATGGAAGCAGTACGCTGCTTCTATCGCAATCAGCGGTATTGAAGAAGCCAAGAACAACGGCGAACAAGAAGTTATCAACTTGTTGGAAGCCAAAATCATGCAGGCTGAGGAATCAATGCGTGAAGGTTTCAACACCATGTTCTTCGCCGATGGCACTGGTAACAGTGGCAAGGACTGGAATGGTCTTGGAAACATTGTTGAGGCTTCGGGTACTGTTGGTAACATTAACCGTGCTACTGCTGGTAACGAATACTGGCGTTCGTATGAGGAAAACACTGCAGGTGCTTTGACGCTTGCACAGATGGCTACCGCATACAACACCACTTCTGTTGGCAACGACCATCCTGACATGATTATTACAACCCAAACGTTGTTTGAAAAGTATGAGGCATTGTTGCAACCACAGTTGCGTTACACTGACACCAAGACTGCCGACGCTGGTTTCCAAAACCTGTTGTTCAAGGCTGCTCCTATTGTCTACGATACGGGTTGCACCGCTGGCGTAATGTACTTCTTGAACTCTAAGTACCTCACGTTGGTCGGTCACAGTGGCAAGTGGTTCTCACAAACCGCTTTCGTTCGTCCTGAAAACATGGACGCTTCGTACGCTTTGATTATGTGCTACGGTAACCTCACTTGCCGTAACGCTAAGAAGCAAGGCAAACTCACAGCCAAGACTGCGTAAGCATTCTAGCCTAGGGAACAAATAATATAATGGTGGGCAGGGATAAAAGCCCTGCCCACCATTTCTATATAAAGGAAAAACTG